CGGGCTCGGGCTCCGCCTTTTCCGGTTCGGACGTTTCCGCCTTTTCCGGTTCGGGCTCGGGCTCGTCATCCTTCGGAGGCTCGGGCGTTTCCTCGTCCTTTTTTTCTTCTTCGTCTTCTTCTTTCATTGCAATCTTTCTATCCTTTTTTTGAGATCCATTTGCATCTCACGAAGCTCGGAATCCGTAAACCCAAACCACGGCGTTTTCTTTTGATGGTACAAAGCGATCTCTCGATTTCTTGCGCCGGCGATTCCTATCTCCGCGCGAACTCCGTTCGCATGAGGCTTGACGCCGGCAAGATGGATGCCACCTAGCATTTTGCCGGTCATCGAAAGATCGCGGCGCAACGATTGCCGCCCGCGCTTTTCTCGTTGTTTTTTGTATCCCTCGGAATAAGGTTTCATCGATCCACCGTCGAGACCCTTGCCTTCGGAGATTCGGATCTGCATAGAGGCCAGGCCGTTTGAGACCACAGCCGGCAGGATCTTTGCAACGACGGCGTTGATTTCTTCAAGCGTGATTTTCTCAAATTCGGATTTGTCAAAATCCGGCATCCTACCTCCTTGCCGCGCTATTCGCTTTGAGAATATCCGATCGCGTTGCAATGCGGAGGCGTCGGGCCTCGGCAAAGTCCGCGGTGATCGGGAGCAATCGGTGTCTGCAATTCCATCCGCCGCCGTGTCGCAAAACATTTGATGCACCGCGCTGGCCATTTTTGAGCTTTGCAATGTCGGCTTTTTTGATCGCCAGGCCAGCGAGAACCGCGCAAAATCCGCGCGTCTTTCCGTCATCCGGTCCGAGATAAAGAACCATCGCCTCATCTTCGGGAATCGATCGCAGAGCTTGTGCATGGAGATCCCGTTGTACCGAAGCCATCCCGGTATTGATCAACGTCTCGGCTTGCGCCAACGAACGATCGGCAACTTCGGCAATCACGCGCGCGGCGGTCTCCGTTGATTTTGGAACGAGCGTCATCACGGCGATCTCTTGCTTCAAAGCTCGTGCCAGATTCTTATTTACACCGATCATGTTTTTCGCGATGTCGTCGAAGTTTGCGTCGATCGTTGTTGCGATCTCGGTCCGAGTTGCTTGCAGCAAAGACTCCGCGCCATCGACTCCCTGGAATGCCTCGATCGCGTTTTGTCCGGCCTCATCCAAAACCCGGCGGACCTCACCCATTGGCGTTATAAATTCTTTGACGGTGGATTCCAAAAACTTCATCGAGCTGGCCGCTTGCGCCATTTTACCATCTGACTTTTGATGTTGCAAAATGAATTGTGATAGGTCGTTTCGCATCGCAAGAAACATGCCCTTGTTTCGCCGTACCGCCGCCGAGAGTAGATCATCGTTCTTTTTGAGGGCTTGCATCAAAGCTCGACTCATTCGGCAACCTCGTCTTCTTCGAGGACTTCGATCGTTGCGGGATTGCCATCGACGCCGGGCTCGCCAGTGTCGAGAGTTGGGATGTCGAGAGGCGAATCTCTCTTCGTCTCCTCGAACAATTCAACCTCGTTTTGCGCGATCCATTCTTCCGTCTTCCCGAACACTTCGCGCCAAATGTTGGCACGACTCATGCCGACACGTTTGTAACTTTCCGCCAAGGCGCCGCGTTCTTTGGGATCCGAGTTCGGTCCAATTTCAGGATAGGCAATTTCCAGATCTCCGACGGGCAACGCGATGCCGGCATCGGCCATCAACACGACTCGACAGACATCTAAAATCTGCCGTTCGTAGAATTTCCAAAGCGTCCGAAGCCGTTGCCACATAACCTGCTGCTTGTGCATTTTGAGGCTGAGCGCATAACCGGATCCGCCGTCCATCCGGCCACGGACGGCATCGGCCCAAATCCCATTCATGATCAAGGTCGGGCGTTGCGCTTGGAACATCGTTTCGAGGTGTTGCTCGAGGTTGGATTGCATATCCAAAACGGAGGCGGAGGCGCCCGGGTTTTTAAGGAGAATTGCAGAGGATGGATCCGCCGCCAGGCGTCCAACCTGCTCGTCTTTAACACCGGAGATCACGAGCTGTCGAAACGATTGCAAATGGCGAAGATGGTTGTGATCTGATTTTTGAACACCAGCGTCGACCGTTGCGTCGAAGAGACCCTTGCTGTCGAAGGTATTAAAAAAGGACATCGCCGGGAATCGAGCGTGAGAAACAACATATGGAATCACGCCGTATGGGTTGACGTGATCGGGGTTATCCTCCGACGCCACCGGATTCATCTGGTTGTCGGCAATGAAATGGGAGTCGGATGTCCAGACAGAAAACTTGTTGGGCTCAAGCTGAATGATGATGGCCTGAAATTTGATCGGGTTGGTCGGATGTGGCACGACGGTGAATCGATCCGGCGTAACGAGATCGAGAACTATTTTGCCGTCATCGACGAGCGGACGTATCGCCAGCTCGCGGCAGAGATGCGTATATTTGCAGGCGTTGTCGAGATAATGATCGATGAGTCCGTTGTTTGTGTACGGCTCGAGACCGGCGGAGACACCGCCGATCGTTCGGCTCGATGGCTGCGAATAGATGGCTGCGATTTCGTCAACAACCCATCGCAACAAATTGATTGAGGTATCTTCGTGGATGCGTAGCTTCTCGGCGTTCTGCTCGAGAAATCGCTCGTTGATCCGCTCCCGCAAAAGGTGTTGCCACTGATGGCGATACACTGCTATCAAATCGCGGACATCGCCGCGACGGACGATCTCGCCGCTATTGTGCCAGGCGTTGTACAGATCTTTTCTGGTAAGAATTGTGTCCATGCGTTTCCCCTCTTACTCTCAAGAATACATAGATTTATCCGTTTGTCAAACACTGGCGCGCTTCTTGAGTTCAAACAACCTTGACGCCGCTCGAGACCGGCGGAAACAAATTGACACACGGATATCGCAAGGCATCCATCACATGGCCGGATTCGTCCTCGACAGGATTCGACCGAGCCGGTTGACCGGGTTTTCGCTCAGGCCAGCGATACGATGTCATCGCTCGCAAAATGTTGCGCCCGGTGAGACCCGAGCTTTCGAGCGAGCTGTCGAAAAACAAACGTCTCGATCCATCCATCGAGAGGAGGCGAGATTTGACCACATCGATCCCGTTGAGAATGTTAGTCTCCTGCGGATCGTAGGAATAAATAACCTGGAATCCATACCTCTCGGAGAGGAGATCGGCAACCGTGATCCCGTGGATTTGGTCGCGCTGGTTTCCCCCAAACGGATCCAGGTAAATGGATCCGAGCCTCCATCCCGATCGAGCGGCGAGATCGCGGGCCATCGGCACGATCTTTGTGAGCGGCGTCTCGTCGGGCACAAGCTCGCCAAGAACATGGAAGCAATCCCGAACTCCGTGTCGATAGCAAAAAGAAAGATGTTGGAAAAAGATCATTGCCGGGAATCGCATCCCAGGATCCATGCCTATATCCACCGGCCACCCGGGGAGATAGAGATCATCTTGGATCGCCAGGCGTTGATCGTATTCTTGCCCGTAAACGGATCCCGAACTCGACACCCATTGGCCCTCAACATATTGAGAAAACGTGCCAGGTGCCATCGATGAGGCGAGCCGATCGTAGTATCCCGGTTGGAGATTCATTGCGTTCTCATCGGTCCGTCCGTGGATCACGATACGATCCGAGCGGTTGGCGAACTCGTCGTAGATCCAATTCATCTCGGGGGTTGAGCTACAGGCGATCATGGGATATCGAGCATTCGCAACCCTAACGCGGGCAACGCTTTTTACGTAAGAAGCTCGAGGCCAATAGCGGATCTCATCGCCAAGCAACCATCCAACATTTTTACCATCGAGCGTCGACGGCTTTTCCGCCGATCCGTATTGGATTGATCCGCCGTGGGTAAGATGGATGGTGCGATCCATTTTGGTTTCGCTGGCGTAAAGACCCTCGATCTTGAGGCGTTGGATCACAAGCGGGATAATCTCAGTGCGCACATGATTCAGAACATGCGAGACGATCAACCCGTTGACACCGGGATTGAGACCTGCCAGGAGACACGCTGCAACGGCGAGAGAAAACGTTTTCCCGATGCCAACGCCAGTGCAAAAAAGGATGTGCCCGTTGCGTTCGAAGGCGTCGAAGAATCGACCTTGTGCCGAGTTAAGCGGCATCGTCGGGATCGTTGTGTCGACGGCGGAGGAGATCTTCTAGCGTCTCGGCGGAGGTAGGCTCGGCACCGCCAGCAGCGACACCCATCTGCGAAAGCTCAGCAAGTTGGTCGTAGGCTTCGCGCTGAAGTCGAATAAGTTGCGGTAGGAGTAAGAGTAGAGCGTGGCTCGACATCTTGTGAAGCGGAGTTATCCGGAGCATTTCGAAAATGGAATCGGAGGCAGGTGTCAGATTTTGGAGTTGTGATCGAAGCGCATCCTCCATCTCGTCGTGAACATTTGCCCGAGCCGATGCACGAATCGCGGTGTCATGTTGATGGGCTCGATCCTTCCACTCATTCTCTCGGCACCAATCGCAAAAGAAACCTTGCGCTCGTCTTAGTTTGTTCTTAGGTTTCCCTGAGTTATAGCGTCGCCATGCTTCTTCAACGGAACGCGTGTGCGGAGGTTGCTCCAAATAAAAGCAAAACGCGGCATAAGCTTTTGTGGTTTCGTTTGGTTGGCGGTCCCATGATTCGGACATGTGGCGTGTTCCAAAAAAAAAGCCCGGCCCGCGAAAATGGGTCGAGCCGGAAGAAAAAACGGAGAGCCGAGACAGTCCCCACCACAAAATATACCACCGGATCCGGGAGTTGTCAACGCAACTCAACCCGCAACCATTGGACGATGTTGTTTTAGAAAGCTGAGTTGTTCCTTGATGATCGGAGAATAGCAGATCAGAAATGAGGTGTCAACCAAAGATCGAGGCAGGCCTGGCTACAGAAATAAAACCGGACCGGCCATGATCCGGAAAGCTCAGGCAGATATTCATCTCGCCAGAATTGACGCGTATGCTGGAATGCGACATTGCAGATATCGCAATGTCGCAAATCATACGAAGGCAAGCCAGCCATCCGCAGAATGATATGAACTCTCGAATTGTGCATTTTCAAAATGCTCGCAATTTCAACCGGCGTTTTTCCAGATTTACGAAGCTGGATCAAGCGCATCAAATTCTTGATGTCCCTGCGCCTCATGATGATTTCGGCAACTTGCGAAGTTGCGCAACCGGCATCGTCATAAAAAGGAGCGTGCCAAAATCCACACGAGCTTGCATCTCGCCGCGGCGGATGTGAGATGGGAAAACATCAACAACGAGACCTCGTTGCGAGACGACGAACGAGTGTTCGTGATCGATGACCTCGACGGAATCTCCGACAACGAGAGGGCAAGATGCGAACAGCTTTTCAAGCTCTCGTTTTCCATAGCGTTTCTGGAGACCCATCACGGACCCTCATATACGGCGCCACTGTGATCGTTCTCAGAAACAGAAACAGCCAAGAGGAGCGGCCCGAGCTGCGTGATCGTGAGGAGATCCCAGATCCATCGAGCGATATTTTCGGAGGTTGGATTGTCGAGTCCATCAACATGGTTGAGATATTTATGATCGACCTCACAAAAAATCAACTGATCCCAGATTGCATCGATCACCCCAAAATCAACGAGCCATCCCAAATGAGGATCGGGCGAGCCATCGAGCGTAATCATGGCAGTAAAATTGTGCCCGTGGATCCCGTGGCACTTATGATCTGGCGGAGTCATCGGCAGAGAATGCGCCGCCTCGAATTTGTAAATTCTGTAGATTTTCATGCTGCCAATCGATCTTTGCATTCGTCTTTTTTGATTTTGATCAACTCAAAAAATCGAGGCCGAGCCTCGAGCGCGGCCCGCCAGACATCCGCCAGGCCGTTGACGGAGGTTTGGTCGGACATTTCGGATAGCCAATAATTGATCACGTTGAGATCGCTGGTGTTTTGTTGGAGTTGATCCGTCGAGAGTTCGGTCATCGACGAGACGGAGATCATCTTTTTAAAATCCTCTCGGTCGAGTCCAACCTCCCGCAATGCCGCATGTATTCCACGGCTGGCCTTTTTCCAATCGTCGCCTCGTTCGGGCTCGGGCTCGGGTTCGGGCTCGATGGGTTGTGCCTTTTTTTCTCGCATCGTCGAAACGATCGATGCCTTCTTGACCTCCTCCAATCTCGGCGGAGGTGTGGGCTCGGAGCCCGCCAGCTCATCGGGATCATAAAGCCCGAGCGCCACATCGGGAGCATACCAACGAGCGCCATTCATCATCGCCCTAGAAAACAGCATGTTGCGCGGAAACTTTTTCCAGGTTGGATTCGAGAGCAGGCCGGCTTGACTGGCGTCGGACATCGAAAACGAGGACTCTCCGATCTTCGATTCGGCACTCGGCGGGCCCTCAAAAAAGATGATGTCGCAGGCTGTCTCCGACCAATTGACGCGGTACTGTATACCGGCCCGCTTGATCATGGCGGCGACGAGGTTTGCAGAAAGCGTGATCTTGCCTTTGATCACGTGGATCGAGGTCATCGCCTGGATCGGTGCGATCCCAAGCTCGGCACCGGCGGCGATTTTTACCATTGCTTGCGCCGCTTCGCTGGCGTCGGAAAAAAAGCCGGAGGCGCTAGCCATCCGTGCGAATTGTTCCAGCTCGGAAATGTTGGTTGGCACGATGCCACCGGAATGTTTAACGATTTCCATTTTCGTTTCTCCGTTTGGGTTTGAGGTTGGGCACAAAAAACCCGGGTAGCCTGCGAGAGCCACCCGATGACCTGTCGCTGGTCGGGCTTATGAGAGCGATTTTATCAAATAGCGGCCTGACAAAAATCGCCGATCCTTTTGTTTTTGCCACTCGATCACGTCTTCCGGTGACTCGGTTTTCGCTGGAAAATAATCCTGATTCTCGATCCACCATGACGCGTTGGAAATGTTCTTTTCGAGAACATCGAGTGCGCTCTGCACTTTTTTAACTTCTGCGTCGGCACCGGCTTTTGCCATGCCGATGATCATGCCCGCCATATAGTTTTTGATGGATTTCAGATTCTCGTCTCGCAAAGATGTTGCCCAATCGATTTGTTTTTTTGAGCCGTACATTTTGATTTGCATTTTGTTTTCTCCGTTTGGGTTTGAGGTTGGGCACAAAAAACCCGAACAGCCTGCGAGAGCTGCTCGATGACCTGTCGCAGGCCGGGCTTATCGGTTTGTTTTTTTCGCCGGCTTGGGAGCCAGTCCTAGATAAGCGCGGCGTTGGCTGGCGGTGGGTTTTGGTAGGTTGAGTTCGCGTTTTTTCTTTTGCAGGATGGCCATTTTTTTCGTGTCGTTCATTTCGTTTCTCCGTTTGGGGTTTGTTTGTTTCCGGGGTACGAGATCAACTATAGCACGGTGCAATACAAACGCAAGCTTTTTCTCAAACTTTCTATACACCATTCAAATAAGTACAACAAAAACAATAAAGTACAAGGCCAGAGGGGATTGGCCCATAGGCCAAAAATCCCCTCTGTGGTCTTATGATCCGCACTGCGATCCTAAATCAGAGTAAGTAGGAGGGGGCGCTCCCCCTTTAGGGGGGGAGCCCCCTACTACTCTACCTATATAAACGCACGGGCGTCCGCGCATGTACGCGCGCGCGAGCCGTCCACATAATTGGAGGGCCTAAGTGTTTGATCTAAAAAGAATGAACCCCCTGAATCTTAACGCTTGAAAACATAGGACTTGCAAGGGATTGCATTCTGCCATACAATGCATTGCAACAGAAAGGAGAACACGATGAAAAATGATGCGACTATTTATCTGAGATTAGAAACAGCTCTGAAAGAGGGACTCCGAAAGATCGCCGAGGTTGAAGGCCGTTCGCTTTCCAACCTCCTCCAAAAAATGATCCGTGACCTTATAAAGGAGAGATCCGATGTCGATGAAAAAGAAAATCAGATTACACATCGCTCGCCAGACATGGCCGGTGATCACGAACGGATCGGAGATCGCGGAGGCTGTAGGCTGTGATCGCTCGACCTTGAAAAGAGCGATCAAAGAAATGGAATCCGAGGGAACCCTCGAGCGACGACAGGTCGATCGAAACAACTCTCAATACATCCTCCTCTCCCCTCCCGGATCGACGCTGGAATTTCTGGCCAGGTCCAAAAAAATCATCACCGAGGATTTTGCCAAATGGAAAAAAAAGAGCGATACCAAATGACAGATACAAAATACAACACGGCAGAAGGTCGTCGGCTTCTGGTGCTTTTCGTCGCCGCCTCGGGCGCTGCAAATATACATCGGATGGCGATCGCTGGCACGATGGCATCCGAGTTCTCTGCCTGGCAAAAAAAATACATGGGCTCGGAGACGACGGCGCCGGAATGGGCAGACCGATGACAGATACCAAAACCAAAACACCACATGCCCAACACTCGGAGCCGTATTTGTTGGGCTCCATGATCGCTCATCCGCACATAATACCGGAGGTCATCGCAACGATCCGGCCCGAATATCTGCACAACGATCTCGGGCGCAAGGCCTTCGAGCTGATCTGTAAACACGCCGCGGATTTTTTGGCATCCGAGGATAGCGAATTTGAGATCTACCTCCTCCCATTTGTTGCCTCTAACGATTGGGTTCTCCTCGAATTTCTCACCTCCATCCGACAAAGCGCGCCGTCGCCTTCGAGCTGGTCTCGACATGCAACCCTAATCAGACATGCCTACCTCCGTCGCCAGCTCGCCGAGGCAGGCGACGAGGCCCGAGAAAACGGAGATCCGCGGGCGTTGATTTCCGATCTCGTCGAGACCGAAAAATCCTTGAGCGGCGATGATAGCTCGCTGCTCGACTCGAGATCTGTACTCTCCTCGGCGATGGAGGAGATCCAAAAAGCGTACAACAACAAAGGCCCGATCGGAGTGTCCACCGGATTCGGCACCATCGACGACGAGATCGGAGCCCTCGAGCCGGACTGTCTTTACGTCCTCGCCGGTCGGCCATCGATGGGAAAATCGGCATTGGCGCTCAACATGCTCCTGCACATCGCGTCTAAAAAACAGGCTCCGCCGTTATACATATCTTTGGAGATGTCCGGTTCGGATCTCGGCATGAGGGCGCTGGCATCCGAGTCGGGCGTCTCGATCCGATCCATGAAAAACGGTCAACTCACCGAGCGCGACATCGATCGGCTCACAAAAGCGACCGGCGTGTTGGCCTCGTTTCCGTGGCTCGTCGAGGACGTTGCCAGGTTAACCGTCTCCGAGGTCAAAGGTGCATATCATCGAGCGGCACAACGCGCCGGAGACGCGCCCTCCGTTTTGTTTGTCGATCACTTGCATCTGATGGACGCCGACGACGAAAAAGCGGAGGACATAAAGGCCCTCGGGCAAATCACTCGCGACCTCAAAAAGTTGAGCAGAGAACTGCACATCCCGATCGTCCTCCTTTGCCAGCTCAACCGCGGGCTCGAAAAAAGGAGCGACCGTCGACCGATTGCCTCGGACCTCCGAGGCTCCGGCGAGATCGAAGAAAATGCGGTCACCATCATGGCGTTGTACAGAGACGCCGTGTACAACGAGGACGCCGATCCAAGAGACGCCGAATTGCTCATTCTGAAAAACCGCAACGGATCACTCGGCAACATTCCGCTGAGGTGGGAAGGCCCGATCACCACATTTTTTTCCACCACAAACCGTGCCAACCCCGGCGCCGCTATGGGGATGAGATGATAGCAATTAAGAGATGGGAGATTAAAGCACAATGAGCAAAGAGAGCGAAGCCATTTTGAAAGAGGGCGAAGCCATTTTGAAAGGAGAAGGCTGTGCGGTGTTTGTATTTCCCGACGGAGGAGAACTCCACGGTCCGCCGGAGATAGTCAAAGAGTGGTCGGATCAACTTGATCGATTCAAAGAATATGAAAAGAACGGAGGGACGAACACATATTTCGAGTTCGTCGATAATGAAATGTACGAACGTTTTCTCGATCGAGTGAGAGGAAAGCATTTGACGAAGCTTCCTGATCACATCCGATGTGAGGGATGTCAAAACCAATCCGATGAAGGGGGATTCGTGTGTCGATTTGAGCACGAGTTCTTTGACGACGATCTGAATAGCATCGTCGGATTCTTTGTTCGAAACCACGAACTTAGATGTCCTGGGATGAGGCCCTATAAATGAAGATCGCGATCTACGACTGCGAGATCAAACAAAGCCCCGTCAACCGGGCTCGAACGGGCTCGGGATCATGGACGGATTATGCCAGAATGGGAATATCGGTTGCCGTCGTCCAGGATAATTGGACGATCGCCGGACAATGGAGACCACGTTTTTATGTCGAGGCGGAGGTGTGTCAACTCGTCGCACATCTCCGCCAGGCGGAGATCGTTGTTACCTATAACGGAAAGGCATTTGACGATCCGCTCGTCTCGCATTTCTTCGGCGGCCCGGTGAGCTGGTCATCCCATGTGGATCTCTGCGAACTGATCCACTTGGCAACGGGCAAACGTAGATCGCTCCAAGACGTGGCTGCGGCAACGCTGGCGGCGTCCAAATCAGAGCAAGCTAGCTTCGCACCCAAACTATTTCAAGACGGCGACTACGGGCGTCTATACACATATTGCAACGATGATGTTCGGTTGACGCGGGATCTGTATTTGTTCGCCGGTCAAATCGGCGGCGTGTTCGTGCCGGGATCTCCGGATCGTCGTTTCGTGCCGGTCTCGATCCCCGGCGGATTTGCAATCGAGACCACAACAAAAGAACAACGAGCCTCGGCACCACGGCACAAAATGAAGCTGGCCTGGCGGAAAGATCCTGCGACCGATTCGCAGATATATAGGATTCGGCGTATGCTGAGAATGGAGGATTGGCAACCTCCGGATGGATTCGAAAAGGGCCCGGCTTGCGATATGATTGATCAACTCACCGAGGAAAAACAAAATGAAAATAGTTGACCGTGTTTTTTTGGATCCCGGCGATCTGGGTTGGATTTGGCGGCGAGCCCAACAAGAGGAGATCTCAATCTCTGAGGTCGTCGAAGATGCCGTACTATCGGCGATGGAGATCCCAAAAAAAGGGAGGCTCCCGGCATCGACGGGGATCCCAACCGCGCTGTTTTTTCGCGCCAGTTTTCTCTACCAGCTCGCGAGCCATCTTAAAGAAAGCGCTCGCAACGACCTAGTAAAATACGGTTATATTCGTTGGGCCATCCGTCGGGCTCGGACGATCTCGTGAAAAAGTTTAGGCTCTGCCTCCGGTGTGATCGGGAATTTCTCTCGGATGGAATCCACAATCGCCTATGTGAGAAATGCCGGATTGCATCGTCGCACGTCCGCCGCGCCATCATCGGAAAAGGCCGAACGAGCGAGCGGATCAATCCCTCCGGAGGTATCGAAAAAACAGATGCAGAGGAAACATAAGACAAGATTATCGGACGCAAGGAGGATACATGCTTGACAAAGAAGAGCTTTTCAAAAAAATACAAAGCGCAAGAAATATGCTGATAGAGAATGATGGGTTTTTTTCTTTAGCTGACGAAAGCTTGTTCGTTGAAAGGCTTGTAGGGGGAATGCTCTTTCATCATGGAAACATGATGCACAGAGATCTACTTGAGGCGTTTTGCTTCGACCTCGACAGCAACAGTCGTCGAAAGTATGGAAGGCTTATATCGCGCGCTCTTCGATGGCTCCGGGATCGAGAGGTCATTACCGTCATCAGTGGGACGCCTCGTAAATATGTTTACGCATATTGTCCTGAGAGAAGAAAATGGACCGAGGAGCAAAACGAAAAAACGCGCCTCAGGATCGAAGCAAGAAACAAGTAAACATAATTTCCATTATCGGACGCAAATCATGAGAAAAAGCAACTTCATACCAAAAAGAAAAATTCCCGGGTACTTCTACGAGGACGAAAAAGGCCTATGGTTTTGGTGTATTGAAGGAGGCATTCGGCTCAAGATCAGGACGCCAGAAAAAAACGAACGGAAACGAGGTATCTATGATCTCGTATCGGAGCAACTTGAGATCGTCGGAAATCGGACGAACCTTTCAATTCATCGATTGAAAACATTCTGGATTTAACATAAGACAGATTATCGGACGCAAGGAGGAAAAACATGCCACTCAAAAATGATAAAAGGCCTTTTAGCGAAGACACTGTAAGAGCCCTCGCAGATTTGGGGATTCTC